ATTCAGTTTGTAATTCCTGAAGCAAAGGTAAATAGTAAATCCTAGAAGCAAAAGGAACACAAAGTTCTTCCACTTGTTTTTATCTGTTTTCATCATCACGAAAAATTTAATTATTACTAACTATCGGTAATCGCTAAGCGATTACCTTTTATCGAACGTAGTGAGATAAATTTCCTATATCCTAAAACATATATTCAATATCTACTACAAACAATAGCTATATACGTATATAAAAATATAGATATATATACGTAGTATATTATATATCTATATTTTTCAAAGGGCAGTTTGGAGTAATATATACTTTAGTATATATTAACATGAAAGTGTACCTAGACCCTTTTGATACATTTTTTAAACCAAATCCCCACCTCATATACCGAACCTTTGGCAATTGTATACCTTGCCTTGTTTAACCAATAAAGGTAATTCTCTTGGTCAATGTAAATCTTAAACTGTTTAGGAAATCCCATGATTGCCTTGAAATCATTAATCCCAAGAGGGTATCCATCAGGTCTAAATTGCCTATCTGCAGGTCTTAAAGTTAGAGGTGGTTTATCTAATTCTAATCGATATACTCCCGGGAGAGTACTCATCTTTGCAGTTTTAATGGGCCATTTCTTCTCTTGCTTGAAAGCACTATTCCATAATACTTGAATCTTCTCAACGGTCAGATTCTTCTTTTCAGGGAGTTTTCGATAATCATACATCGCCAAAGTTTTTTCTATTGGGATATTATAATTACTCCCGTAAGGAGATACAAAGAGCAAGTCTCTAGTAAGTTTTGGAGTTTTTACTTGGAATACTTCATCAAAAGCATTCAAGTATTTCTTACCGGTTTTCTTATGCACTCCAAGGATGATTAGACGTTTCCTTGATACTTGAGAGTTCCCATAGTCAGAAACTGACCTTTCATGAAAAATAAGTTTATAGTCCTTAAAGGTTTTCTCAAAGAAATCCCTGGAAAGTAGAGATAGCAAACGAGGAAGATTTTCAATAAGAAAAATCTTAGGCTTATATTCTAATATTGCAGCAATTACTAGATTTAAACTTCTGTTATCCTTGGGGTTACCCAATTCTTTTACCTTAGATAACCTCATTACAGAACTATGACCACAGTCTGGAGAAGATAAAATAATATCTACTTTCTTATCAAACTCTTGTAAACAGAAGCCTTTATGGAAAGGTATATCACCAAAATTAGCCTTCCATTGCTCTTCACCCGGAGTATGGAATACTCCTCTTATTTCTATATTCCCAATCAGATGTTTCCTGAAAGGGAACAGGAGTGCACCCTGTCCAGCGCACACTCCTAATACTTTTAACTCTTTCACTTCTTATAACTTCTAAGTTTTACATACTTAACCCAGGAATAATGTTTACGAGTTCGGATATACTCCAAGTCGTGGTCATTATTATGGGCTTCCTCTTCGAAGCTTACATCATGGTATCTTTCGCTTTGTTTGTTCCACTTAGCAAAGAACATGATGATTAGGTACTCGATTGCATACCATAAGTAGTAGAATATCCACAACATCTCTTGCATTTGTTTGAGATGAATGTGCTCATGGTTGTAATCATAAGTATCAAACTTAGCACCTTTTCTCACAAAGACAATTCCGAATAAGTTCATTGCCTTGTATCCCTTGAAAGGGATGAATTTGTTGTAAATTACCTTCATTATATCTTGTTTTTAAAGTTTTCGTAAGCGTTTTTTAACTTCTGGTCATAGGCATTTTCAGCATAACCAGGACCATTATACTTCCGAGCAAAGCCTGCCCAGTCATGTTCTTTCAGATTTTTCAAGCAACTGGTATTATTCATGTAGTAATACATGAGTTTTAACTGACTTTCATGAGATTCCTGCATCTTTTTCACGAATTCGAAGACGTCTTTACAGCCACAATAGAGGTGATTGAAGCCCATAATCTGAAACATTCCCCAAGAAGCTGACTTCAAAGCACATTCTTCGTCGATTTTCTTGGCAATTTCGAGTCTTTTGTACTCATTTGCTCCTCCTAAGTACTTCGATTTATCCCATTTTGGGAAACAAATCGTAGGGTAACTCTTTTGAGCAGCTACTGACTTGTCTAAACCGAACTTATTTTTGATTTCTTTGTACATAATGTGACCTTCAAACAGAATTTGAGGTCTACCATCTACTAGAAATCCATCTCTACCTGCTCCTTCAACCAGTTGTACTGCCTTTAAAAGAGCTGGCTCCAGTCCTAAATCATTGGCCAGAGCCACAATCATTTCATTAGTTAACTTATCCATAACGTTATATTTTAAAGTTCATTAAAGAAAAGAAAGTATTGCGTATACCTTATCTGGATGATAGTTAGGAGTTCTATTATCTTATATAAAATTTATAATAATATGGAAGAGAAACTCACATGTCACCTATGTAATTCACCATTAGATTTGGATGATTACGATTTAGCCAAAACAGTACCTCAATTAATGAAGGAAAAACAACTTTATTTTCGATGTGCTTTTTGGCATAGAATCCTTGAATCAGATAAAACTTTGATAGAGGATTCTAATTATGAAATGATTCCCTTAGTTACACCCTATTTTCAGCATTATTCTATTCACTTAAATAAGATTTGGTTAGAAGTCGCTACCTTTAGAAGAGAGTCATTAGGTTCAACCAAGAAATATATTGCTGCAATGGTAAATAATAAATTGTATATAGGTTCATATAATAATTGGGGATTCCAGGGAATAATTCCGGCACACTTAAGAGAACTTTTTACTCCAAATGGTATAATTCTAACTCCAGAATAATTGGATAACTTACTTAACAAGAAATCCTTTACCGCAGCAGATTTAAAAATAATGATTAATAATTGCATTAAATCAGATTAATTTTGTATATTTGCATAAACAATTTAATAATAAAGATATGAAAAAGAACAAAGAAACCAAAAAGCTAAAGGAGGGTGAAGAAGTCATTTTCTCTGATGGCAAAACCTTAATGGAGAAAGTAATCGTAGAATCTATCGATAAGAAAGGTGGATTTGCAGTACTGAGCAATAAAGTAAAAGTATCAAGAACTATTGGACCAGATGGGTTCTATACAAGGTTAGATGGTAAATCATCTATGGTATTACCCTTAACGGATAAATCCGAATTGGATTACCAAGCCTTCAAAGCTTACTTCTCTATTAAGAGAAACTTGGAATTTATAGAAGCCAAGATAAAAGATATGAAGGACAAAGAGTTCAGCGAACTAATCGTAGAATTAGATAAGAAGATATCCAAAATCGTAACAAAATACTTTGAGCAATGATAACCTGGATAATCTTAGGCATTATATATGCCATATGTTTTATACCTGCATGGTTTATGACCAGAGTAATTACCTCATCCCACCCAATGAAAAGGGTGGGGTTCTTTTTCCTAACAGTCTGGTTAATCATGCCCCTATTTCCGATATATTTACTAATCACATACTTTAAGAATTATGAACAGAGAAATCACAACGAAGAAGGTAGGTAGGCAAAAGAAGCTTACCAACCCATGTCCAGTAATTAAGGGAGAAGTACAGATAATGGTAGGAAGTCCAAAGTGTATTACCTGCCAATGGTTTGAAAGAAAATTAGAGAAGGATGGAAAAGCCTACGTTCACTGCAATCGATTATAATTCCAAAGAGAATAAGGTAATCGAAGAAAGGATAAGAAATTACTATCTTCCAGTAAAGAATACATTTGAAGCAGTCCTATATGGAAGGCTTAATATACCCGATTCTCCAAGAGGATTATGTGCTGACCTAATTGATGTAAGCAGAACTATCAGTAGAGAATTTGCATTAGTCGAAGAAGTTTTCCTATGGAGACATGTAATTAAACCATGGTTCACCCCACAAAGGTTTAATATCGAGATAGTATACTTTGGTTATTATAACCCTACCATCATAAAATTGCAAGGAGAAGGATTAAGAATTGAAGGTAGGATATGGTATAGAATGCCATTAGAAAACCTAGAAGGACATGAATACTTTCTAGGAACAGCATTCTGGTTTCCTATATCTAAGGAACATAATGATAACCGTATTAAAATACTAGAGTGTGCCCTTGAAGACTTAGAGAGAATTAAAAGGGAGGGAGAACCAAAGCTCCCTCCTCTTACATTTGAAGAACCTAAAATATACCCATGATGGAAGATTTAGCAAAGCTTACCAAAGAGGAAGAGGAAATCCTTATGCTTACCGAAGAGATTTGGAATAGGTTTTTAGCATTACCTATCAATCATCCGATGGAGGCAAATGAGATAGCGATGAAGATACATGATATCCAGAGGATGATTATATCTAGGCCTGGATTTAGGATGAATCAAGAAATGTTTAGGGAATATGGTAACGGTAACTGTAATAAAGGATAGGCCTACAAAGAGGATTCTTAAATGCAAGGAGGGTAATAGGATTTGGTATCAGATTTGGATTACCAAGTCGGATATGATTTGCATTGAAAGGTTCTTTGATGGGTATGGTGAAGTTAAGAGATGGTGGTTACCTAATCTTCAACTTTGGTATGTTTTCTTTTATGAAAAGAGAGCGGGTAAAAGGAGGGGAGTTCTTGGGAAAGATAGGACTAAGGTTCTAATCAATAGTATACTTTAATTAGTTGCCAGGGATATTAGGTCTCTGGCTTCTTTGTGTGGTTTGTGGGATGTCTAGGTACCCCTTAATACGAGGAGTGATTTTTGTGTGGTAGTTTTAGGGCCGAACGGTTACGTTAAATTTAACATTCAAAAATAAAAAGTAAGGGACAAACATTTATTCATTTGTCCCTTTCAATATTAATATACGATTGTATTGTAGTGTTTATTAAAATACTTATCAAAGAAATTTTTATTTTCTTTGTGTGTGCAAATAAATAAATATATAATGAATAAACTAAAAGAAATTAAAGTAATATCTAAATAATTTCTTTCATCTATATTTAATACATTATTAACGTTATCAACGTAATTTTCTAATGTATTTGCATCTATTAATTGATAGCTGTTATCAATTAAAATTATTACATAACGTTTATCTAAAACGTTTGCTACAAAATAAAGTAAGCAAATAAAACAAATAACTACTATTAAAGTAGCTACTAATAAAGTAAGTATAAGCATATTATTTAAAATTAAAAAGGGAAAGATTAATCTTTCCCTTTGTGTTAGTTACTTAAAGTTTTTTACAATTTGCAAACCTTTTGTTAGAACTTCTTTTTTTGTATCTTTTGTGTTTTCGCTTGCAATAGACGCAAAAGAAAAATCATGAATTTTATAAACTTGCTTATAAAAATCGTTGAAAGCTGAAACAAGTGTTTTTAATTCATTTTGTTTCTTTTCTTCTTTTGCTTTGCAAATCGAATCAAGCAAAGAAAAAGTTGTGTTTCTTAACTTTTTTCGATAAGCTTTCTTTTGCTTTTCGTTCAATTCAGCAAACAGAGATTCAACATAAATTTCTGTTTTCTTTCCTAAAGAAGTTTTTAAAAGTCCGTTTGTTTTTTCATTTAGACTTTTAAAAATACTATCAACTGATAATTTAATAGTGCTATTTGCTTTTGCTTGCGCTTTTGCTTTTTTAGCGTCTACTTTGTTAATTTTGTTGTTCTCAACTTCTTTAACGTTCTCAACTGATACTAAATTTTTTGTTTCCATAAAATAAATACTTATTTGTTTAAGTTTATATTATTATATCCTTTTCTCATAACAAATAAGATTATAAGAAAAGAGAAAAGGAGTAATTAATTTTATGTTGTTTCAAAATGTCAAACGATAAAATACTATCAATACAAAAGTAGTTTTTATCTCTCTTTCTGTATTACAAAGATACAACTTATATTTTAATCTACAAAATTTTTAGAGAATTTTTTTTTTAAAAATAGTTAATCAAAATTTTAAATATCTCTTTGCTTTTTCAACACTACAAAGATAAGAAATATATTTTAATCTACAAAACATTTTCAGAAAAATTTTCGAGAAATTTTTAAAGAATTATTTTTAATAATTTTGCATGAAAAATTTGCAAGTAGGTTTTAGGGGTTTGAAAGGTGGGCATGGTTGTGGGTAGGTAATATGATAGGTATATTGATGGATATAGGGAAGGGGTTGGTATAGGACCACTTTAGAAAAAAGAAGGCCCCATACAGTCCGGTAGTTATTATCTGTATATTATCATACATAAAGGCCATTAGGTGACTAGCAGGCTTTTATACCAATGCCCTGGGCCATGTATGGAGTCCTAAAGAACTAAGGCCTATGAGTCTATAGTTAGGCCTATGGTAAGCCTTAGCAAGTCCCATGATGGCCTAGAGTTAAGCTACATAAGAAAAGCCCAGTACCTAAGATAGGTTGGGCTTATAGGGTGTAACATAGTTAGCGATGGTTTAACATGAATAGATATCGGTAATGATAAATGTATTGTTAACGTAGTTTACGATTGGTTCGCATTGGTCATTGTTTTCGCAGAATACATTGTATAAGGCAGCTTGGATATATTCGATGTCGGCATCGGAATAGGTAGTGCCCGTAGTGAAGACCCAGGTATGAGTACCCTTATAATCGGTAACGGTAGAAGTAATCGAAGCAAGGTGTAAGTCATATTGCTTAAGGGAAGTACTTTGGATTGCTTCTAGGATAGGAATGATATATTCTGAGTAACCTACTGAGTCATCAATAATAGAATCGTCATGGCCAGTAGAGATAACTACCATGTTAGAGGCAATAGGATAATTGTTACCGCAGAGGATTTGGTTTGCATTAAATTGAATTGTTTTCATATCTATATATTTTTAATTGTTTATAGTGCAAATATAATGCTTTTTATTTATTTATGCAAATCCTACTGAGGCCCTTAATGGATAATGTCTTATAGCTCTATAACTTATTAGTAATCAAAGAGTTACATAATCAATATCTCTTCTAGCCATTATTAGTTTCTTTTTAACTAACTACAAGGGCTATTAATAACATACTTACTAGTTTTAGGTACCTTGAATGGCCTACAATTTTATATAATCCCAATAAATCCTGGGGCCATGAATGGTATATTTAATTGCCTAAATCCTACAAATCCGATTGCCTAATCCCAACCATTTCTATATAATATATTATATAATAAGCGGCCATTAGGGGTCTAGGATTTATCGGATTTAGGTACCCCAATGGGCTATTGTTGGGGGCCTTTTAGGCAATTGGTTATAATGACCAAAGGCTATGAGACATATGTGTTAGATAGCTCTAGGGTATAGTGGCTGTATAGTGAGAGGTAGGCTAGGCCTAGAAGTTTGCCTTAATCCCAACACCCCCGGAAGGCCTTCAAATTAGTTATATGTATATTGATTATATGATTGGTGATATTAGGTATGTGTATTATGTAACATAGTTAGGCCCAGTATGATTTTGTTTATTGTTCATACTGGGCTTTAGTATTTATTTTGATATTTGTTTTTGTTTGGTGGGTTAGTAGTTTGATATTCTTAGGATTAAGGTCTCTAATAGGATTAATAGGATTATCTGTAGGCCTTGTAGGATTAAGTATATGTATTTTTGTTTGTTGGTGGGGTTTGGTATTTGGTTATACCTCTTGCTCCTATGTATTAGGCTTAGTGAGGTATATATTATTAGGGCTATGAGTAGTAGGATTTTCATTTCTGTTTGGATTTTAATTTGTTTTGGGTACGTAGGTGCTTGTTGAAGATTGCACCTGAATCGGTATAGTAATTGGGGTTTGGTTTACCTGGAGTAGGAAAGTGTTCATTCCATT